GGATTACCACCCATAGCTCTATGGTCTTTATCATCACCACCATTTTTCATACGAGAATACTTCTGCATATTCTCTAACCAAGCAAAACCTGGTTCTCCATTATCTACTATTCGTTTGGAAGCTTCAGTATAATCCATACCAAGTTCTGCAAATATACTATTATTACTTGTCCATCCATATTGATCTCTGTGTGGGTTTACTTCATAGTTTTTTAAATCTAAATATTCTTCATCATAAGGATCTCCAAATACAATCTCAGCAGTTCTTCTAACATTACCTGCTACAACACATTTACCGATTAGATTCATTATGTCTACGATTGTTGTTACTGAAATTGGTTCTCCACTATTCTTTTCTAATACTTCTCTAATATCATCATGTACTTCTATTAAAGGTTCAGGTCCTGAACTTACTCCACCAAAACCTTTAATTGGAACTCCTGCTGGTCTTATTTCTGAGTAATCAAATTTTATCGGTGAAGTTCCATGAAAGTAACTTTCTAATAATAACTTTAGAGACTCAACCCATCCCTCACGAGTGTCTGGTATTACATACTCAGTTTCACCTCTAGAGTCATCGATACCCTTTACTACTATTTCACCAGCACCTTTAGTGTCGAATCCTACACCAACACCTAACATACTAGCATCCATAAGGAAACAGAATGGTTTCGAGTAATCTTCCTTAATTGTACTTGTAGAGACGAAAGCACAATTATTCAAAGCCGCATACAATCCTTTTTCTTCTGTAACTGGTGTACCCATAGCCCACAAACCACGACCTGGTGGTAGAAACTTCATCGTGAAAATCCTCTCGTACATGTCTTGAGCTGACTTTTGTGCTTGCCATGGATTCCATCCTAATTGATGTGAGTCTATCCAATTCTTTTGCATGGTGTAAGTACCCTCAACTACTCGTTGAACAGTTTCCCACCATCTTTCATTTTTTCCATCGTCTTTTATTCTTGAATATGTTCTCATGTAAACTAACTCACCTAGTCCGTTGAAACCAAATGGTGGCTTTTTTCTTTTGTACTTATTTATAAACTTTTCCGATAACGTAAATTTTTCCATTCTGTATCCTTAATTATTCTTTCCTAGTAACATAGATAAATATAATATATATTAAATCATAGTTACTATTTTATTCAAATCCCTCAACTTTTTTTTCCATGTCATTATATTTGTTTGCTAATTCTTTTCTTAAGAACTCAGAACTATTATTCATCTTGTCTTGAGTTTCTTTTCCGAACTGACTACTACCCTCGTGTATCTTTACGACACCAATATTTGTATTAATAGTAGATGGATAAGTAACACCATCAATACCAAACCTATTTTTAATTACATGAAACCTACCTGTATTTGCTATCTTGTCTTCTACCTTTCGACTCATACTCATAACAAAATCAGCAGTCATTACTTTACTATAATCTTCAGCTACCTTATCAGCACCAATCACATCTTCTTCAAGAGCAGAACGATTTGCTTGTGAAGCAGTCCAAATAGGAATCTCTAACTCACCAGCTAGACCTCGTAAATCTTCATAGATGTTACCTATGGCATGTCTTTTTTCTTTGAAGTTACCCGTAGGCATTAGGATGTCTGCATAGTCTACAATAACCATGTCAATATCAACACCACTTAATTCTATTTGTTTTAAGTGTGAACCTAATGTTTGTACAGATGCAGCTTTGGTTGGAAAGTATTTAATTAATAACTTACCTGGTAACTTTGATATTTGTTTCTGTACTTCTTCCTTATGATACTTTATATTAGCAGTAGTAACACCACTAAATATAGAATCATATCTAAGACCTACATAATTTTCATTTAACTCTAAAGAGTAATGTACAACTGTTTTACCCTTTTTAATTACTTCAGAACCAAGAGCTTGTAATGTCCAAGACTTACCAATACCAGCAGGAGCAACAATCACACCAAGTTCACCTGCTCCAAGTCCACCATCCGTAATATCATTTATAACATCCCAAGGTGTTTTAACAGTAATTCTAGATGATTCCTCTAACCTTGCTTCTAAAGATGGAACATAGTCATGACCTAAATCTCTTGTTGTACCTGCTTTCATTGCATCATCTATAATTGACTTTATACCATCATAATTTTTATTTTCTAATAATTCAACTGATTCTAGTATTGCATTCTTTAGTGTCTGATTCTTACAGAAATCCAAAGTTTCTGATTGTACAAACTCTAAATCTGTTGCTTCTATGTTTTTCCAAACATCTCTTAATTTTTCTACAACACCAGATTTTAATACATCGTTATCTATTTCATCTATCTTAAATTTTACTACTTCTAGTGTAGGTTGTTTTTTATACTCGTAAAAGTATTCTCTAATATTTTTTACCAACCATTTATCAGAATCAGAATCAAACATATCTGGTTCTAGTATATCACTAATAGTTTGGATGAACTTTACATCACTCATTAATGAAGCAATAATTTTAGATTGAAACGATGTTCCAAATTGTGTTAGTGTTTCACTCATTTACTCTCCTTTCTAAAAACAAAAACAGGTTCGTATTTGTAACCTGCTCCCATAACACTTGATAAAGTTAATTGTAATGTATCCTCTTGAACAAATCCCAACTCTTTAGATATACGAATTGTTTCTTCTTCGATGAAATTATATTTAGGTGTGTTAGCAATATTCATTAACATATACTTATTATCTTTTAAACCATCATAGCAGTTTTGAATTGTTTTTCTTAAAAACCCGTTTACCCAACCATCTTCAGTTGGAAACTTTTTATAACTTTGTGTGTCTTCGTCTGAATATTTTTCAGTATCAAAGTATGGTGGTGAAGTAAAACATAAGTCGAGTGACTCTTTTTTAGGTTTGTATTCTTCACTACCGAGTTTATAAATATCAACTTGTTTTTCAAAATACGAAAAATCTTTCACCATCTTCTGAAGTCCATCGTAAGTTTTAGATGATGGTTCTGTACCAATGTAATGTTTAGTATTTGATGCAGCTAGAAAACCTAATAATCTTCCACCCCATCCACATGACATATCCCAAACAACATCACCACCAAACTTCTCGTATATTAGTTTAGCAGCAGTTGGTCGAAAGTTACTGACAGATTGTGTGCCTGTGTATATTTTCAATGATTGTCTGAATCTATTTTCGTGAAACTTATTCTTCTCTCTACCCTCTTCACCCTTGTAATGTTTTAGCTCGAAGTTCCAAGTTTTCTTAATGGTAGACTTTAACTTTTCATCATCGTTAAATATTTCCATCGGTGAATACTTTGCATTACCACATCGGACTTCCCAAAAATGAGGAAAGTATGTCCAAGCCAATCTTAAACAATGCATAGTCTGAACTATTTTATCTCCATCTAATATAGTATCAACATCAAACTTTTTTAGTTTTCTCATGTGTTCATACTTTTCCTCATCTCTGATAGTATAATGTGGGAATCCAAATTTACGATAGTAATTAAATATCACTTCCATACCATATTCCATGTCTATGTTTCTTATATCATTCGTGACTTTATGAAACTCCAACTCTAAGGAATCTATATCTAGATATTTATTTAATACTTCGTAATTTACACTCATTTGTTATGTGTCTTCTCTGCGTAACTATTTAATTGATTAAAGTTATTTAGTAACCAACTTGTTACATTTGGTAATGCTGTAAACAATTTATCTTCTAAAAACATTTTCTCGAACTTGAACTTAATCAATCTATTGATTGGTGAGTTTACTGCATCGATTATTTTTGTCTTTGTAGAACCTGAAATGTCTACATCAGATAATTGCATTAACTTGTAGTTTAGTTCTATAGTATCTTTGTGTTCTGGTAATTCATCTACTACTTCATCTAGTTTTACTATTCTATTTTCACTTAGAAATGGTAGCTTCTTCTGAATTGTTTTTAACCCAAACCCACGAACACCACTAATATTATCTGACTTGTCACCATCCAAAACTCTATACCAAATGTAATTATGGGATGATATACCATACTCATCAAGTACTTTATCCTCATCATACATTTTCTTTTTAGTTGGACTCCAAATCTTTATTCTACCATTTGCTAGTTGTAGAAAATCTTTATCAGTAGACATAATAGTGATTTTAGAATCTGTAAGAACTTGTCTACAAATATATCCTATTGTATCATCAGCTTCAATATTATCATACGACAACACAGTTACTGGTAAAGTATCTAAATATTCTACCACTCTCTGTATTTGCATAATCATGTTCATCTTTTCATCGTCTTGTGATGCAAAACTATTGGAACGATTTACTCGATACTTTGTTTTTCTGTTTTGTTTATACTCAGGATATATTTTGCGACGGCGATTAGAACCACCCTTACCATCAA